CATTTGTTGAAAATTAAAGATGTTAAAAGCATAACCATTGGGTATGGCAATTGGTTTAAAACAAGATATCCGACACAAGATTTGTTCATATATCAGGGCAGTTACGATATGCACATGCCGAATCCAATTGTGACGAAGAAAGCGATCGAGTTGATGGAAAAAATTTTAGACGATTATTTTCTTAGATTCAAGTCACCGGCCGAATTAACTGATGAAATGTTGGAAAGAGTTTATGAAAAGTTCATGGAAGATGCGAAACTCAAACATTACTCAGAAAGGATAGCCGGAGAACTCGGCGAGGATTTTGTTGCTTTAGATGTCTATCATTTCATGATCAAAGATATCTTCAAGCCAAACAATGTGACAAAAATGGATAAAATCAACTCATTAGGTCAAGGAATAATGATGACCCCACCATTATTATCAACTTACTATTCAATGGCTTTTCGTCTAATTGCCATGATTGATCAAATTACAGATAACGGTCCAAATGGGGAAGTGATAACCGACAATGGCATTGATGAGGAAACTTTCCTTTTGAAATTGAAAAGCAAACTTGATGAATATCCGGGCGCAGACAAAATTGTGACTGACGCTCCCAGATACGACAGTAGCCAAACAAGCTTTTGCGCATTAATGACACAAAGATACAATGAGAGGTTAGGCATAAATAAGACGTTCCTTCATTATTATTCTGAATCAATAAAAAATCGAAAAGTTCAAGGTCGAACTTTCACTTCGAAGTTCACAGAAAAGAAACCGTCGGGACTTCCAGACACATTATATCAAAATGGTGTGCTAAACAAACTAATCGGAAACTACACCATAGTCTCACTCACAAAGAAGCTCCAAGTCACCAAAGGGGATGATAACATGATCATCGGTTTAGGACTCAAGATCAACGCCTCGAGAGTGAAGCAAATAGAATCAATGTCAAATCTTAGATTCACTTATGATATTAACAATGATTCTGATTTCTTGGGCTATATCAACACTGCAGAAGGAGATTTGGTTCCAAATTTGCTCAGAGTCTTCCACAAAGTGTGTTCATGGCAATGGACAAACTTCGAGGAATTAAAGGAGAAACAAATTTCGCTGAAAAGCAAATTGCAATTCTTCTCAAAGTTTTCGGAACATCAGCTTGTTCAAGCAGTGGAGAAAAACCTTGATAACAATGTTAACGGAGTGAACGCCATAACAAATTTGTTGAGTGCTTTGCATTGGATAGCTCATGTGAAACCCTCAAAAATGCATCATCTCGCTTCCCAATTTAGAATGGAGAGACCCTTCGTGAATCCTGGTCCTCAACATTCATTTGATGGTGTGCAGGCTCCGGCCATGTGGGACGCAAGTTCAAAGAATCACGAAATAGAATTACTTCAACGAGTAAGAGCACCTTTTGCTGCTTACGAATTTGTTGAGTATTAATTATCAATAGATTTTATTGATGTGTGGGTAATTCCGCCCCTCACGAAATTGCTAGGAAAAAA